CCAGAAGATACTGCTTGTTGCGTTGCTTGTTGAATGATTGGAGGAAGTTCTATAACATTACTTTGACCAGAAGAACTTAAAGGTCCTATATTGGTTTTTGGTTTAGGACTAAACCAATTCATCACATTAGTTTTTACCTTTTCAAAAATATTTGGTGATTGTGGTTTTATAACTGGTTTTGTTACCTCTTGAGTTTTATTCAAATCCTTAGGACCACTCAATAGCAATTGCTTTTCAATGGCAAGTCTAGCAGAACTAGGCCCACCTCTTTGAACATTGGAAGCTGCAGCATTCATATCACCATCCATCAGTGCTTTTGTCAATTTTGGATAAGCACCAATAGGTCCATATGGTGCATTATATCCAAGTACCAAAACTCCTGCCTTTTGATTATCGCTCATCTTTCCCCATAGAGGAATTTTCTTTGAGTATGTTCTAGAAAGATTTGCAAGATTTGTATTTAAAATATTATCGGCCTGCTTTTTAGATACAGTATCTCCCATTCTCACTGGATTTTTACCACTCAAAATACTATCATAAAAAGTTGATCCCCAACCAATTGTCGGTTTACCAACACTATCCATATAAGAGTGAAGTTGTGTTTCTGGTTTAATTGAACTCCAATTCATTTTACTTAAAATACTCTTTCCTCCAGGTTTAATAAAATCATTCATTCCTCTTGATAGTGAGGATAATGCCTCATCCTGTTTAAGATGATGAGATGCCTTACCAATCATCCCACCACCAGAAGCCATTTGAACATTATTCACAAACTTTGGAATGTTTGTACCGCCACCAATCTTATTCATTGCAAGTAATCTATCAGCACCCCAATAATCAACAGCAGGTTTACTAAAGACTACTTCTCCTGGTTGCAATACAGTTGCTTGAGTATCAGCACCTGCACCAGTTACAGTGACTCCCGTATCTTCATCAACATATCCACCATTATCAAAAGCAGGCAATGGAATCATACCACCACCTTTAAATTGCATTGCACCACCAGTAGCAAAGTCAATGATACTCTTCATTGGACCTGGTTGTTTACCATAATTTGGATCTACTTGCTGCAACTCTTTATCTCTTTCTTCTCTTTGAGATTGCATATAAATTCCAGCACCAACAGCAGCAGTTCCAGCAGCAAGTAATGCTGCGGTTTTAGGATTACTCTTCACAAAACTCATTAACTTTGGTATTGCAAATCTTGCAAGTCTTAGAGTTAATTTAGTAACAGTTCCAACAAAACTGCGTACAAACTTACCAAAAGGAGTTGTAAATAAAACAAGTGCTCCCAATAAAGTAGGCCACCAATCCTTTAAGAATCGTTTGAGAACTTCTACTTTTTCTTTATTCTTTGGATCATTAAACCAATCAATGAACTTAACAAATGCTCTTCCAAGTAAAGTATAAAGGATAAAGTTTAGAATCTTATCCAAGATACCTTGAACTGGTGCAAGCATCTTGGATGCAACTGATGCAATCTTACTTAATCCTTTCTCTAATCCTTCTTCTCTTTTTCTTCTCTGTTCTTGTTCGGTTTTCTTCCGTTCAGTCTCGTCGCTCTTCTTAATTAATTTATTTTGAGAATTTAGACTTTCTAAAATTTTAGCGACAGTCTCATTAATTGATACTACATTCTTAAGTAAATCTCCATTATTTTCACCGTCACCCGAAGTCTCAGGTATTATTGCTTTACTTGTGAGATAGTACTGTTGTTTTGATACTTGAATTGGCCCAGTAACACCAAGATTATCTGCAGTTATTTTCTTCTTCTTTAACTTAAATCTTCCTACCTTACCCTTAACTCTTTTATATTCTTCAGTAATAAGCATAGTTTCTTCAGTTGATAATTTCTTATCAACCATTCTTGCTTCTGCTGACTTTTCACGAAGAAGCGTCATATAAGTTGAATAATCAATGTCAAAAACATCATCAAGTCCAAGAATTTTTAATATTCTTTCATCAACTTCTTCACTTACTAAGTCATCACCACGAGTTCCTTCATAAAGAGCAAGAGCACGCTCTCTCTTTGCTTCGTCTTGAATACTGTTTAGTAGTTCATCTAAATCAGGAACCATTAGATTGCTGCTTTAATTTTTCTTCTTCCAGATGATTTTTTAATAGAGTCACATAAACATCCCTTTCCCAAGGCATCAAATTTTCAATCTCTGTCAAAGAGTATTTATGGTACTGAATCAAAGAAAAATTAAGTTGATAATAATTTTCTAGATCCATATGGATCATTGCTATACGAAAAAAGATGATAACCCTTCTAAAACAACTTCATTTTCAACTTGAGTTTTTGGATTTACTACCTTAACCTTATGAGATAGTTTAGGCATTGTCTCAAAGAACTTCTCAATCAACTTGAATTGAGAAGAATTCATTTGATCAAGGAATTCTTGCAGTTCTTTCTTTGTAACATCTGCAGTTGACCAAACCTCATCCGCTGTATAAATTTTATCAATACAAGATGCAATAAGATCAAATGCTTGATCCATATCATTTGTTGCATTGAAGTCAAAGTTGTTTTTGATAAACTGTTCAAGTGATGGATACTTCATCTCAAGCATCACCTGATCGTCAATTTTAATTTGTTTGTCGTGACCATCAAACTTTTGAACTTCAATTTCATCAACATTGATTTTGACAGGAACGGTAGTCTCTCCATCATCAGGGCAAATAATATTAACTTCTATTTCCTCTCCTACAGACTTTCCGCGAATGTTGAGGAACAGATATTCAATATCAAATGTTGGAAGAGATTCTACTTTAACTCCTCTTGTCTCAATACAGTTTTTAATAACTGTCTTAATTGACTCTGTAATTTGTTTTGTATCTTCACTCTCAAGTGCTAATACAAGTAACTTTTCTTCTCTAACCAGAAATGGTCTATACTTAATTTCTTTTCCTGTTGAAGGTAGGGTTAGAAAATAAGTTGGTGTCGAAATCTTTGGTAAAGGCATAATATCCTATATTCGTTTCAGTATGATTATTTATTATTGAATATTATATCTTTCTCTAAGTCTTCGTTGTTCTTCTATAGTTTGATTATTAAAGAACTGTCTAGTTAGCGATTCTTCATCTTTTGAAATAAGATTTCTAGAAATTACATAACGACTATAAGTAAATGAAACACTACACTTTAATAATTGCGAACTGTCGTAAGACACTGGCATTGAATTAATGCTAATTGGATATGCATTAATGAATCTATAAGTTAATGATCTTCCACCATCTGTGCGATTGTGGTCTTTTTCAAACTTTGTAATATAGAGATGGTCAGTTTTATAGCTATCAGGGAACTTAACTCTATGATTAAATGTTCTACCTCCTTGAGTTTTTAAATCGTCCTCACCAGATATAAAAGCAATCCAGTTCTCAAAATAATCAATTATATAGTAATTACTGTCAACATAAAAAGTAAAATCTGCACGATCATCATATAATCTACGATATGCGTGTCTTTCAGTTACGCCAGTATAGTCGTTATTAATTTCATTTGTTGCAAGAGAAGAACCTGGAAGAGATGCTTCGCTACAAGATAGTTCAATAAGTTCTTGGTTGTCAGTATACACTGCTCCACCAAAACCAGCACTACTTCTATCTTTCATAAATTTAGCAAAAGCACTAACAGTTCTTCCATCAACTCCCGCACCCGCAGAAGGTGGTGGACTAAACGCACAAATAAAATGAGAGGTTAAAGCAGGTTGTAATAACTTGCTTTTAATGTCCGTCATCCTATAAGATTTTACTGCTGGGCCCGCCATCTATAAATATTTTTTGAGGTATATATTATGTAGTCACCATATGGCAGAAAGCTACAAGAGTAAGTACAAACCATCTTATCCACAAAAATATAAGGGTGATCCCAATAATATTATTTGTAGAAGTAGTTGGGAAAGAAAGTTCTGTAATTGGTGTGACTTAAATGAGAATATAATTTCTTGGGGTTCTGAAGAATTTTGGATTAGTTATTATAATCCAGTGAAACAAAAAGTGTGCAAATACTTTCCAGACTTTATTATTAAAGTTAAAGAGCAGTCTGGTGAGATTAAAACTTATGTGATTGAAGTAAAACCAAAAAAACAAACTGTTCATCCTAAGGTTCCAAAAAGAAAAACGAAGTCTTGGTTATATGAAATGCAAACTTATGCAGTGAATCAAGCAAAATGGAGAGCAGCAGAAGAGTGGTGTAAAGATAGATTAGTTGAGTTCAAAATCATCACAGAGGACAATCTGTTCGGTTAATGGCAAAAGGATTTGGAAAGGATATTAGAAAAAGTTCATCTAGAGTAAATGAACTCAAAAGAAAAGTGAAAGGTCTTAATGATCCAGATTCTATTATGATGGAAATACTTAGTATTTTTAGAGAAACTGAATTTATACCTGATGTTGGAAAATATTACACATTTGTTTATATTGCAAAGACTCCAAATATTAAATTTGATATTCACCCTTTAATTGCATGTATTGATGTTCAAAGATGGGGATTTCGGGGATTAAATTTTCATTGGGGGACTGTAAGAAATTATACATGGCAAGAAGTTGCTGGGCCATTGCATATAATAAAGAATAATGAAATTGAATATCTTCGCTCATTACCCTATGCAAGATTCCTAAAATCATAACTAAATAGATATAAAACAGTTATAAATGTCTCATACTCTACAAAAAATTGAGATGGTTAATCCTCTTGTATTTGGGGAGGATTTCTGATGGCAGGTCAAAATTATGTTTGGCAAATTTCAACACCAAACATAGGTACAGGAAAAGGTGTTATAAGTTCCGCATATAATGTAGATGGAAAAATTCCACTCACAACAATAACTCAAGATAATCCAACAGGATATACTAAACTTTTTCCAAATAGTAATTCTAATGATTTAAATATAAAAAATCTTGAATTTTCCATAAGAAATGATGGAGTGATAACTTATAGAGTTCAAGATGGCACTCAAAATCCAAGACAATACAATAGCCTTCAAGAGTTAGCAGATAATCGTGGTGGTTGGAAAGGTACAACTACTAAGCAAATTCAAGCACAAATGAATTCTATTTTATTAGCGTCCGTTGACACTTATAATGAAAGTAATCCAAGCAAAAAAATAGGTCCAGCAGCTGCTGCAGAAGAGGCCGCCGCGGCCGCAGCTGCCTCTCCAGTTGATGCATCTTCAGTTCCATTAGAAATACCAGAAATAAAATCAAATTCTTTAAAAACTGACTATGAAGATTTAGTATATCCAACAAATTTGGGGAGCAATAAACAAGATTTTATTCAGTTCTTTTCTTATACTTATGGTGGTAGATCTTTTTCTCCGGGAGCATCAGGAGATCTGTCTCTTGGAATTGGAGATAGAAACTTAAAAAGAACTGAAGGATCTGTAACTTTACCGATTCAACCATCTATTAACGATACAAACACTGCTGAATGGGGAGGTGAAAACCTAAATCCATTATCTGCATTTGCAGCTTCATTTTCTCTTAGTGCTATGAGCAATCCTGAACAAGCATATAAAGATGCTATGAATCAAGTGGAAAGAACTTTTAAGGAAAACACAAATATAGGACCTGCTGCAAAATTATACTTTGCAGGAAAAGCAGCAGGCGTAAATGGTCTATTATCAAGAATTGGTGGTGGAATATTTAATCCAAATATGGAACTGCTATTTCAAGGACCACAATTAAGACCTTTTAGTTTTACATTTAGATTATCTCCAAGAGATCAAAAAGAAGCAGAAGTAGTAAAAAAAATTATAAGATACTTCAAACAAAATATGTCAGTAAAGACAACACAAGATAATTTATTTTTAAAGTCACCAAATGTATTCAAAATAAAATATGTTAATGGATCGACAAGAGAAGATCATAAGTCATTAAATAGAATTAAAACTTGCGCACTACAATCTTGCAGTGTTGATTATACACCTGATGGTTCTTATATGACATTTAACGATGCAGAACATACAATGACATCATATAATCTCACTTTACAATTCCAAGAACTTGAACCAGTGACAGAAAAAGATTATAAAGATTTAAATGATATTAACGCAATAGGTTACTAAAATGCCATCATACTTTAGACAAGTTCCAGACTTCGAATATGTCAGTAGAGATCCTAATCAAAGGCAAATCTCTGAGTATGCAACTGTAAAGAATCTATTTCGTCGTGGAAAACTACGTGATGATATTTTTGGCAATCTTTCATACTTTACCAAATATCAAATCGTTGGAGATGAGAGACCAGATAATGTTGCATATAAACTTTATAATGATGAAACTCTTGATTGGGTAATTCTTCTTTCCAACAATATACTGAATATTCAAACAGAATGGCCACTACCACAAACAGTGTTTGATAAAGTATTGTTAGAAAAGTATGGTTCTTATGATGAACTTTATAGTGGAATTCATCACTATGAAACAAAAGAAATTAGAGATAGTAATGGTAACTTAATTCTTCCATCCGGTATTCAAATGTCAAATCAATGGAAGAGTGGTAATGGATTTGTTCAAGGTGTAGTATCTACTGGGAAAGTTAATTACATATATTTTGATCAAGAATTCAAAGTATTTAATATAGCTATAGAAGACTTTAATGCAGATGTAAAATCGGGATCAACCGTATCTATTAGTGGTTCATCAGATCCAAATTTAAATGGCACATTCATAGTTCAAAGCACATCTTCAGGTTTTTCTAACTTAAGTGGTAAGAATATATTTTCATTTAGAATTGTTCCAAACAATTTTACATCAGAAGAAGTAGTGGAAATTACTGGTAATGAGAGATTCGAATTTATTTCAAATGAACCATTATCATATTCAGATAACTATTATTACAGATATTATGACAATAATTTAGAAAGTGAAGTAACTTTGTCATCTTCAAATATACTTAATCCAATCACAAACTATGAATATGAAAGTAAAATAGAAGATGATAAGAGAAATATCTTTGTATTAAAACCACAATACTTGAATATTGTATTCAATGATATGGAAGAAATTATGACATATAAAAAAGGTTCTACTCAATACATAAGTAGAACCTTAAAGAAAGGAGATAATATCAGATTATATTAAACCGACTATAATCTTCGGTTTCAAACCCACCACGATCTTGATCGTAAGTAAAAAAGACAGAAATAGTAAATCTTTTACCCCTTGTAATTTTTGATACTCCATGAGTATATTTTATGTCTGCTGGGTGCAAAACTATCATTCCAGGTCTAGGGGAAACCTGTATTCCCAAATTAGGATAATATAGATTACCACCCTCAAAATCAGAATTTAAATATAAAACGCCTCCAAATGATCTCCAAGGAGAAGAATTTGGAGTAACATTATCTTGTTCGATATTATCTGCATGAGGAGTCATTTCACGACCCTCTTTCCACCTAACAATTTGAGGATATTCGGAATAGAGATATCTAATATCAGGAGCATTGATTTCGATATATTTTCTCATCCCAAGACAAATTTCTTTAAGAATATACAAGATGTCATTGGGCATATATTCTTCACTATAATATATACATTCACCATTCCAATATTCAATAGAACTTTTATGTCTATCGAATATATTTTCATTTTGTTTAATCCAATTTAAAATAGTATTTCTAGACTGGTTACTTATAAAGTCTTCTTCTACTATTGGAAATATGTCCATATTTTTTATAACAATCTTAAAAAAAGAGGAGAGAATATAGACTCTCCTCTATAAGGTTTACTTATCAATCTTCAGCTAGACGCTGAAAGTATGAAAGTGCATCATCTTCATCCTCATCAGTTTCTTTGTTCACTACAGGAAGTGAAGGTGACTTAGAACGAGCAAAAGATTGTTCTAGTTCAGCAATCACACTTTCTTCTTGAGAAGGAGTTTGAGTATATGACTCATAATGATCTTCTTGTTCTTGGATTGCAGCACGAGCACTCTTTTGACCAAGAACATACTTCAGACGCTTTTCAAGATCTTCATAAGACTTGAATTGATCTGGAGCAGTTACTGCTGCGAGTGAGTATTGCTTCTTCCAGACAGATTCAAGAGCATCATCATCATCCAGGAGTGGTGCAACGCGGTCAAATTCTGACTTGTCGTAGTTCCAATACCCATCTTTCTTTACGATTTTGAGTTTAAAGTTAGCACCTTGCCAGAAGTCAAAAGGATTGATAGGAGTTTCATCCTCAAACTCAGGTTGCATTGCTTCCATGATTTTATCAAAGATCTTCTTACCATATTTAAAGAGGAAGACCTTACCTTCGTTTGCAGGGTTAGCAGGATCCTTTACAATATAGACATTACTGTAGTAAGACAGTTTACGCTTCTGCTTACGAACAGTTTCTTTATCTGCATCATGACCACTGTTCCAGAGTTCACGATTGTACTCAGAGACAGGATCTTTTTGACCAAGAGTAGTTAGAGAGTTCTCAATATACCAACCACCAGGGCCTTGGAAGGCATGAGTATAAAGTTTTGCCCAAGGAAGTTCTTCACCTTCAGGAGCAGGAAGGAAACGGATAACTGCAAAACCATTGCCAGTTTTATCCATCTCAGGTTTCCAGAGACGCTCATCAGCGCCACCAGATGTTGTGCTCATCTTCTCCACTTCTTTCACCAGTTTCGCAGTCAGCGAACCAAGAGAAGATTGCTTTTTCAGATCGTTAAAAGACATTCGGATTACCTCGTGTTTGTACGGATTTGGCTTTTGTGTACTTAGATATTCTACAGGTCTGAACCCGTTTCGTCAATCCTTTCACGCATTGCTTCCAGCATTTTGGTCATGTTGTTAAAAATCACATTCATATCAACATTTGGTGGAAGACCCATTAAAGATGCTGACTCAGCAATACGATTTTTCATTTCCTGAGCTTCAGGATCATCAGATAAACTCAAACGAGTATAAAGCACCTTTTGTTTTTCTAGAAGTTTATCTAAAAGATCTACGTGATGAAGTTTCTCTTCTTTACTCATACGAGGAAACTCAAAGACATTTTTATAAACTTCCTCTTGCATTTCAGATATTTCAGTCATCTCTGCACGGACAACTTCAGAATTAAAGAAACTCATTGATCTCCCAAAATAACTTCTTTCAAAATTTTACGATATTTAAGTACATCAATATTTAGGAATGAACTATATTTTTTAATCTTTTTGCTGACGGTTTCCCACACTGGATCTTGGAGTTTCTTATCAAAATTGTTCCCGAACAGGAAAATTTTATCATAGATCACCATAGTTTCGGGGCTAATTTTCCCGCTCAGGAACATCTTCAAAATAGGAGGATGACCCTTAGAGCAATCAAATACATCATCTACTTTTTTATTCTCAAACAAACTTTGAGTTTCTTCTTTAAAGACATAAGAAAGTGATTGATTTCTTTTCTTCCATTGTTCGTATCTACTTTCACCTTCGCGTATCATTTCTCCTATCCAAAGCTTACTTGGATCAGTGCAGGTGATAAAGTTTGATACAAAGAATTCAACAACTTCTTGATCTGTTTTTTGTCGTGCAATCTTTTCAAACCAAAATCGGTCCTTTCGTTTATAAAAAGATTGTACTGTAGCACGACTTTTACCACAATACTTATGATAGTCATAACTATCTTTAGTAAAGTGATTCTTTAAGGCAAGATATTGCCTATAAGCATCAACGGGCATCATTCAAAAAATCAATTTTGCGCGGGAAGTTTTCTTTAGAAAGTTAAGTTCCATTGCTTCATACTTAATCTTTTCCTTCAGTGGTTTTGAAATCAACTTAGGAACAGATTCAATATCAATGTTATTCTTCTCACAGAAATGAATAATCGCATCGATATAATTCATTTCTTCATTTGTTTGCACCAAAGATTCAATCTCCTGTGCAAACCGAGAAGGGCAGAAGAATTTACTCTCTAGTACTTTCTCTAACTCATTCTCCATTTGACCCAGTATTGTGATGTACAAATTCTTTAATATAACGAACTAATAGTCTAATATAATCCTCTTTGTTTCTTTTGTCAAATACTTTCACTTCTCCACTGGGAGTTACCATTAGTGTAATAAGTTTTTTAACTACTTGACCAGTAAGTTCATAATATGCAGCAGCATAGAATGTCTCTTGCACGAAGTAATTTTCAATCCATGCTTCTGGTTTAATTTTTTCTGATGTCTTGAAGTCAATGACTGCAAGTTCACCTTCATATTCTGCTATACAATCTACTCTTCCTGCAAGACCAAGATACTCTGAATAGAGTGTTCTTTCGATTGCATGAATATTATTTATCTTATCAAGATATGGTTTAGCATGATGAAACATATGTTTTGTTAGGAGTTGATAATCATCCCAATTTAACTCCTTGTTTTCAAGATAATCTTGGCAAACTTGGTGAAAATCTGTTCCTCTTGCTGTTGCCTTTTTAGTGATTCGATTTGCTTCTTCAAGACCAACTCTTTCCCTCCACTTAGCAAAGATCTGTCTGTTATAAAAAGAAGTAACTGAAGTAATAGAAGGCACCCAATCTCCATTTGGAAGATTATAGAGACGGATGCTTTCTGTTGTTTTACAGTCTAGTTCAATGTCACCTAAAAAATTATGATGAATAAATGTCATAGATTCAATTCCGTTTTTGCAATTAGATATTCCTTACATAGACCTGAACGAACAATATCTTCAACACCAAATTCAATAACATCAATAGAAGGCATGACATTTAGAATTCTCATAAAATCAATAATACCATTCTTTTCTGCAGTTTTAACAAGATCAGACTGTGTTGCATCTCCACAGAACATAATCTTAGAGTCTTCTCCTACACGAGTAATAATACTATCAAGTTCATGAAAATTCAAGTTTTGAAATTCATCAACAATAATAATACAGTTATCAAGTGTTGTACCACGAATAAAAGAAGTACTCCAAAAACTAATTGTACCTTGAGTTTTAAGGTTTCCATACAACATTTCAAATGCAGAATCATCTGGCATTTCAAACATATACTTTACCATATTCTTATATGGAATCTGATAAAGAGAGGACTTATCCTCATGATCACCCGGAAGAAAACCAATCTCCCTAGTCGCCACAAGGGAACGTACAATATAAATTTTTTCGTAAGGAGATTTTTCGTCAAGTACATCTTTCAATGCATTATAAAGCGTAATGAATGTCTTACCAGTACCAGCAGCACCGTATGCAACAATATTTTGACCTTTCTTATAAGATTGAAATAGTAGTTCTTGATTATCAGTTAGAGGATCAATTGTCCTCATTAAATCAAGATTAATTGGTTTTTTCCTTTTCATTTGTCTATTACTCATACCAAAAGGAACTGGATTCTGTGGAGTGTTTCTTTTCTTAGTGGGCATATTTTTCAAGCTGGTTTTACTTTTGATCCTGGGGCCTTAGATACTTTATGAAGTACATCATTCCATCCAGGATGAGACTTGCGAAGTT